GTAGTTTTAGAAAAGAAAATTGAACAAGAGGAGTTAAAATGAGTTTTGGCGGAGGATCAAGTGGTGGAACTACTACACAACAAGTAACACCTTATGCACCAGCAGAACCAGCATTAGCACAAATATTATCTGAAGCTGGAACTATATATGGTCAAGGTGCAGGTGCAGCAGGATATGTAGCACCAACACAACAAACATTGACAGGACTTGCAGGACAAGAAGCTCTTGGTACAGCAGCACAACAACAAATGGCTGCAACATTGGGTGGTCAATATTTAAATCCTTTCTTAGCTCCATTGATACAAAAAACAGCAGCAGACGTTGCAACAGGAGTTCAATCACAATTTAGTGCAGCAGGTAGAACACCAGGTTCTCCCATGTCGCAACAACAAATAGTTTCACAAGTAGCTCAAGCTGCATTACCTTTAGCATTTCAAGAATATGGAACTGAAAGAGGAAGACAGTTAGGACTTGCTACACAAATTCCAAGTTTAGTTCAAACAGGAGCTCAATTAGAAAATATACAAAGACAAAGACAACTAGCTCCAGCACAAGCATTACAACAATACGCAGGTTTCGTATCACCGATTGCAACTGGACTACCTACAACAATAGGATCATCACAAGTACAAGCCAATCCATTTTCAACTGCACTAGGAGGTGCATTAGTTGGTGGACAATTTGGCGGTGGTGCAGGTGCATTACTTGGTGGTGGTTTAGGATTATTAGGAGGTTTATTATAATGGATAGAATTAAAAAATTTTATTTTGACCTTGAACAAAAAGTAAGAGCAAAGCCTACTAAACACATTATTGCTTTATACATTTTGTTTATCATTTCTATAATTTTATAAAGGAGTTCTTATGGGTTCAAGATCAGGTTCAGACTCTGGAGGTGGCGGAAATGATATGCAAGTATCAGGAGCTGAGGCATTCTACTCAAGTGAACCTGGTATAAGCACCGCAGCAGATACAAGAATTTCAAACACATCTTTTAGCAGATCAAACGATGAAATAGTTGGCAGAAACGAAATTGATTACGTTGATAATCAAGGTAATCTTAGAACAACAACTATTGGTACAGGTGCAGGACAAGTAGATCCAGGTTTAGCACAAGCTAGATTAGGTGCAGATACATCTATGGTTGGTGCAAGTGTACCAACATATTCAGACAGAGAAATAGAAAGAGGTTATACAGACGAAGGTGATGCTTTAGCAAATGTAAATGGTAAATACATGACTAAAGCTCAAATGTATAGCACAGGAATTATTGCTAAAGATCCTGAAACAGGTGAAGATGTTATGGGTGATTATACTGTTGATCCTGAAACTCAAGAAATAGTACAAAATCCTGCAACAATGACCTTTGCTGAGAACTTTCAAAGTTTACCAAATTACTTACCTCTTACTGCAAGATTTTTAATGGCAGGTGGTAAAAGTTTAAGCGACTATCAAGATCGTAGTAAGTTCATGGGTTTTAATGAAGCTGGTCAAAGAGGATTATTAGGTAATGCTGCACTTGGTTATGGTCAAGGTAGAGATTCTAATGTACCTATGAGCAACTTTAATACAGGTGATTCTGATAGAGATGTTATGAACAGAATAGCTCCAGATGCACCTTATATTGTAAATCCTAACTTAACTAGACCTGATTCGGTAGCACAAGATTTTTTTAATAATATGAATATGACTCAAGGTTCACCATTAAGTTCTGATTTGCAAAGGGATTATAATAATGCTAAAAATAGTGTTAATAGTATTTTGGGTATAGTAGCTCCAAATCAACAATTTGGCTATTCTACAGACCCCTATGGCGGTCTAATGGCATCAAATTTGAGTACCAACCCTTTTAATATAGACTACATGAGAACAAGAGGATTAATATAATGATTGATAGATTAAGAAGAAGATATGAACAATTACAAGGATTGTTAAATACACCAATGAATCAACAAGGTGGACTTTTAGGTAATATTGGACAAGGTGCTTTATTAGGTTCTGCAATCTATAGTCAAGGTATTCAAGGTAAAGATCCCTTAGCAGCATTATTTCCTGCTATAACTCAAACAGCAGCTTTACAACAATATATGACACCAAAGAAAAAAGAAAGAAAAATTGTAAAAGGTGCAGATGGATTTAATTATTTTGCAGATACTGGTGAAAGAGTTTTACCTGGAGTACAAGCTAAACCTCCAACACCTGAAGATCCTAATAAAATTAAAAGAGGTCAAACAGAAAATTTACAAAAACTTTTTACTAATAATGCAATAGTAAAAGATTTTAACACAGCAACAACTCAATATAATAAATTACTTAGTTCTGCAAAACAAAAATCAGCAGCAGGTGATATGTCTATGATATTTACATATATGAAAATACTAGATCCAACATCTGTTGTTAGAGAAGGTGAACAAGCTACAGCACAAAGTGCAGGAGCTGTTCCTGATAGAGTATGGAACGCATACAATAAAGCATTAACAGGACAAAAACTAACAGCTACACAAAGAGCTGATTTTGTATCTACAGGAACTAAACTTTATGATGTAAATTTAAAACAATTCGATGCTTTTAAAAGTTCTTTTGAACCATCATTACAAGAGTATAATATAGATGCAGATAAGGTATTTTTATCATCAGATTTAAGACCTAAACAAGTTAAAACAGAAGATGGTCAAATAATAGATTCAAGTAAAGCAAGAATTTTTGATTATGATTTATCTACAGGTGAAATAATTTATGTTTTACCTAATGGTCAACAATTTAAATTAAAAAAATAAAATGGCTCAAATCCCCACTATACAATTAATTGATGATTACATACCTGTAACTGAAAGAGAAGAATTAAAAGAAATACCAAATAAAATAAGATTTCTTGTTGAAGGCTCTCCTAATTTAGAATCAAAAATAGCAACTTTAAGAAAATTTTATCCTAATGTTGAAGTAGATACTCAACAAAATAATAATTTTATAGTTACAGACGAAAATGGAAATAAACTACAATTAGATAATAAAAAAAGATTAACAACTGGTGACTTAATAGATGTTAGTAAAGAAATAACAGAAATAGCAGGTGCAATAGGAGGTGCTACAGCAGGAGCTGTTGGTGGAACTGCTTTAGCTCCTGGAGTAGGAACAGTAGCAGGTGCAATAGGTGGAGCTGGTGCAGGTACTGCTGTTGGTGCAGAAATTTTTGAAAGAGTAGCTCAACAATTTGGATCTGAAATTTTAAGAACCAATAAAGAACATGCTGCTCAAAGAATGACAGATTTTGCTTTTGGATCAGTTGGTCAAGCAGTTGCACCTGTCATAGGTAAAGCTATAAAAGGAGCTGTAACAGGTTTTGGTAAGACAGGTAAAGCAACATCTGAAAGATTAAAAAATTATATTGATGCAGGTGTTACACCTTCATTAGGTCAAGTTACTCAAAGTAGAGGAATACAAACAGTTGAAATGATTTTAGGTAACATACCTGGTGGATCTGGGAGAATATCATCAGTTGCACAAAAGGCTCAAGATCAATTAGGTGAAAAAGCTATTCAATTAGCATCAAAAACTATAAATAAACCATTACCAGCAGATGAAGTTGCAGTAGGTAGAGTAATAAATCAAGGTATTAAAAATGGGATTAATGCTTCAGATGGTTTTGTCGGAAGATTTCAAGCAAAATCAGGAACTTTATATGGAGAACTAGATAAATATTTACAACCTAAATCTGCTATAAAATTAGATCAGACTGTTGCTAAATTAAAAGATTTGGTATCTCCTGTAAAAGGAGCAGAAAAAACAAGTATAGTATTTAAAAATCAATTTTTAGATGATGTTTTAAAAGGTTTAGAATCTGATTTAGCAAAAGGTAATGGTGCATTACCTTATCAAGCTGTAAAATCAGTAAAAGGAAAAATAGGAAATAAACTTGGAAGTTTTGATTTAGTTAACCCTGTAGATAAGGCTCAACTAAAAACAATATATGGAACTTTAAGCGAAGATATTAAATTAGCACTTAAAGGTAATACTAAAGGTTTAAATGCTTTATCAAGAGCAAATAATTATTATAACAGTGGATTGAAAAGAATTGATAATTATTTAGAACCAATCGCTAAAACAGCAGATCCTGATAGAATAGCATCTTTATTAATTAATTCTGGTAAAGAGGGTGCTACTAGATTAAATGCTATCAAAAAAAGTTTAAACACAGATCAATACAATGTATTTTTATCTAATGTAATTGAAAGAATGGGTAGATTGCAACCAGGTCAAGCATTATCAGGTGATGCAGTAGAAGCTACTGGTAAATTTTCTTCTGAAACATTTTTAACTAATTATAACAAACTATCAACACAAGCAAAAGATGCTTTTTTTGGTGGTGTTACTAAAAAAGGTGTAAAATACACTGGTGGTAAAGGTTGGACAAAAGGAATGAAAAAAGATTTTGATGATATATTACAAATATCTAATTTTATTAGACAAAGTGGTAAAACTTTTAGAAATCCATCTGGAACTGCTGATAGATTAATTGGACAAGGTATTATATTTGGTGGTGCAGCAGGTTCATTTATATCAAACCCTGCTTTTGCTTTAATTGGTTTACCTTTAGTTATAGGTGGTTCAAAAGTAGCTGCATCATTAATGACAAATCCTGCTTTTATTAAATGGTTATCACAAGGTATTAAAATTAGTGGCAACAAAGGTGTAGATGGTGCTTTACAACATTTAGGAAGATTAGGTGTAATTATGGGTAATGCGGATTCAGAAACAAGACAATTTATTTATGAGTATTTACAAATGCTACAAGGTGTAAAACAATAATATTATGGATAACTTACCTCAAGAAAACGAAAAAAAAATTATTAAAGTTGAAGGTGAGCTAAAACTAATCCACCACAAAATTGATGTAATTAGGGATAACCATTTGCACCATTTAAACTTAAGAATCAATAACATCTACAAAATCTTATGGTTCGTAGCAGCACTGAGTCTGACAAGTCTAGCAAATCTGGTTATAAACCTGATAAACTAATCTCTGAAAGACAAAAAAAAACTTCAATAAAAGGCACAGTTGGTGAATATGAAACCATAGCAAAACTAACCAAAGAAGGTTATTTTGTTGCTAAATCTGTAGATCCTGCTTGTCCTTTTGACATTGTTATCGTTGACAAAAATGGTAAAATAACACTCATTGATATAAAAACTATAACCTATAGAAAAACAAAAAAAGGTAAAAGTTTAAAAAATAAACCTAAAGGTTCTTACAAGATTTGCAGAAGTCCTACTAAAGAACAAAAGAAACTAGGTATAAAATTATTTATGGTGGATTATGAAAGTTAGTGAAAATACATCTGTCGCTATGCCAATCAAAAATATGGTTGGTATTATTATTGCAGTGTCTATGGGTATCTTCGCATATACTGAGATTACTGCTAGACTAACATCTCTTGAAACATCAAGAGAGCTTATGAATGCTGATTTACTTAAGGCTTCTGAGCAGACAACTGTTGATAAAGAACAATTTTTACTCTTGGAAGACCTTTACGAAACTGTAGAAAAACACCAAGAACTTTTAGACAAAAATATTCACAATCAAGTTATGCTTCAACATATTGAAAAAATGCTTGACAAGGCTTTAGAAGATATTGAAGGATTGAAAGATGCTTCAAGAGAAATGAAATATACAAATGGTACACACTAATGCAAGAAATTGTTATAGCACTTTTATTAATAGTTAATGGAGAGATTAAAGAGCATAGAATACAAGACTCTATGTCTGACTGCTTGAAGGGTAAAAGAGTTGCCTCAAGAGGTACATCAAAAAATATTGAGTATCAGTGCATAAAATCACTTGCTGAAACAGAGATATATATGGGTGAAAAGTCAATCAAAGCATTAATACTAGAATGATAGATAAAATTATATACAGTTTTTTTGGTTTATTAGATAAGTTCTCTGAACACTTAGATAACGTATTCTTTCCAAAACCAAAGAAAAGAAAAAAGAAATGTAAAGATTGTAAGTGCGATTGTCATTGCAAAGACGATTTACATATTAACAACTTCGATCAAGAACTATGTAATTGTGAGGGGTGCAAACATTAAGGATTTTATGAGGTGTGATTATGGAATATATACTGATAAAACTAGAATATTTGTGCAGAAAATTATATGCTTTTGTTTGGCGATGGCGAATAAGATTAACAATGAACTTGGAGAAAAAATATGTACGAAGAAGTAAAAGAAGAAATAAAAATTTGTGAAGGCTATGTGCCTAAGATTTACAAATGTAGTGAAGGCTTTGATACTATATTCTATGGACATAAGATAACACCTGAAGATCAATATGAGCATGGTGTTGAATATTCTAAGGAAGAAGGTGAACTTGTATTTGAAAGAGATTTTCAAAGAACACTAGATGCAGCCAAAAGATTGATAGGAGAAAGATCAATTAACAACACTGCAAAGCAAGTAATTATTAATATGGTTTACCAAATCGGTGAAGGTGGGGTTTCCAAGTTTAAAAATATGTGGAAGGCTTTGGATAGAGAAGATTATGGTGAAGCTAGTTTTCAAATGATGGATTCTCTTTGGGCTAAACAAACTCCTAACAGAGCAAAAAAACTAGCAGAAAAAATGAGAGGTGCATAATGTGGTTAAATCTAGCAGCTAAATTAGTGCCAGGTATGATTAAAACTGGTATGTCTATTGCAGCCAATAGAAGAAAAACAAAAGAACTAGAATCTGTAGCTGAATTGAAAATGGCTGAACGTATGGCAACAGGAGAAGTAGAATTTAAAAAAGCTGTAATTGATTCACATAAAGGAGATTGGAAAGACGAATTTTGCCTCATCCTCATCTCAATCCCTCTGTTGCTTTTAGCTTGGTCAGTATTTAGTGACGATCCAGATATACAAGCAAAGATAGATATATTTTTTGACAAATTTGCTAACTTACCGATGTTCTACCAGGCTCTTGTAGTAGGAGCTTTTAGTACGATACTTGGCATAAAAGGTGTTTCTACATTTAAAAAAAAATAAATGTCTGACATAGATTTGATTAATGAATATAAGGATCAGGTAAGAATCCTTAAACAAGAGGTTGCAGAATTGCAAGACGCAGGTAAGTCTAAAGATTCCGCTAACAAAAGATGTTTGCAAAAACTAGAGCATTCTCAACAAGACTTACTAGATGCAAATAAAAAAATAACTGAACTTGAGGATCAATTAAAAAAAATAAAAGATAAAGAATGAATTTTGTATTAAATTTAATAATGTGTTCTGCTGTTAGTAATAGTTGTTTACCACCTTACAGATACCCAGATTTATTTGTGGATGGTTATTCTTGTATGATAGCTGGTAACTATGAATCAATAGCAAAACTAGAAGAAATTGGTTATGATGATGTCAATAAAAACAAAATATTTATTAAGTTTTTGTGTACTGAAGAAGTTGTAGTTCCTCCAAAAAAACCAAAAACTATGACATAATGTATTGCGTTGTATGGAAAAATAATAGCGATTTACATACAATGTTTACTAATACGATTTTTGAAACTGAGAAGAAAGCAATAGAATTTAAGGATAAACAAAAGTCTATGCGTAAAAAACATGATTGCAGAGTTGTAGAATATGAATATAAATACTTTGATGGGGTAAAATTAGATGGCGATAGATAAGTCAAAAATGAAGTGTAATAGTCCTAAAAGGCAAATCTCAGGTGGCAAAAAGTTTGTCGTCAAGGCTTGTAAAGGTGGCAAAGAAAAGATAATTAGATATGGGGATGCTTCAATGAAGATACGAAAATCAAACCCCAAAGCTAGAAAGAGCTTTAGAGCTAGGCACAGATGTGCTACTGCTAAAGATGTGTTCAGTGCTAGATACTGGTCATGTAAAAAATGGTAAAAGGAGAAAACTATGTATATGAAAAAGAAAAAAAAGAAAAAAGCTAAAAAGAAAAGTAAGAAAAAAAAGTATTAACAATTAGGAGTAACTGCTAGTCAGTTGGGAATGTTGGAGGGTTACATATTATGCCTAAAGGTAAAAATAAAAAGTACAGTAAAAAACAAATGAAGATTGCTAGAATGGCTGCACCATTTGATAAGATAACAGGTGCGGACTTTAAAGCACTTAAGAAAAAGAAAAAGAGAAAAGTATGATGAAAACAGTAAAAGCACCAAAAGGATTTCATTGGATGAAAAAAGGTAACTCTTACAAACTTATGAAGGGAACATATAAACCTCATAAGGGTGCAGTAAAAGTTGCTAAGTTTCCAATCCAAAAAAGACATAGTGCATGAGGCAAGTCATTCTTGATGCACTAGAAAAAAGATATGAAGCTCAGATTGCTGAAGCTGAAGCGACATTAAAAATTTATTTAGAAAACAGTGTAGGGATTGGTGAGCATCCTCAACACATAGACGAATCAGATAAGCTGATTGAAAAGATTGCTCATGCGGAAGAAAAACTACAAATACTAAAGGAGTTCAAAGATGGCTAAATTATGTGCAAGAGGTAAGGCAGCAGCTAAACGTAAGTTTAAGGTATATCCTTCTGCTTATGCTAATATGTATGCCTCTGGTGTATGCTCAGGTAAGATAACTCCTGGTGGCAAAAAGAAAAAAAAGAAAGCTAAGAAAAGAAAAAGATAATGGCTAAAAAAGGATTAAGGTCATGGGTACAACAAAACTGGGTTGACATTGCTAATCCTAGATCCGA